TTTCCAAATTGTTCGCTTCCTGGAAGGTGAAACTCTGCATATCAGAGTGGGCTTCTGGAAGATCAGGTACAAAGTGGAAAGTCTCTCGAATCCGTTTAACGTTAGAAACATATCCCTTAGATTGCTCTAATGTTGGCTTGTTCTCTTTCACCCAATAATCTCTGCCCGGTTCTGGATTGACTGGAACATACGGGTTTATATACCCACGGGAATATAAGCTATCTGAAAGGAACTCGGCAGCCGTTGTAACCCGGTTCATATCAGTTTCATTATATGCGCCCTTATAGCTTGTCTGTGCAAGCTGAATTAGTTCTTCTTCTGTCTGATCTTCTTTGGATAAAATCGTAAGAAGTTCCTCAATGTCCGCCTGGATACGGTCTGTAATGAGCCGTATGACATAAAGCCGAAAAGAAGAGGACAGACCTGCTTTGTCCGTTGCGGTAACAGTGATGTAGTTCTCCCCCACGCGAAGCGACACCGTATGTGAGAACTGTCCGTGTTTATCAATAGCCGCTTCCTCCCCTCCCACAAGCAAGGTGACAGGAGATGTCGTCACATCCTTTGTTACCCCTTCCACCGTAATAGATTCATCGTCAACGATTTGCCTGTACTCATGCACAGTCAGCTCAGGAGGAACCGTGTCTACAATGTAAACCGAAGATAAATTGGCTTGATTCCCGTCGTTGTCCTGGATGGAGGCGGTCAAGCTGTGATTCCCTTCGCTCAGTTCATTTCGTGGAGTATAGGTGAACTGATACCCTTTCTCCGTGGCCTGCGTGGAAATATCTCCCTCGACCCCATCAATCAGCATAGACAGAGAGGATGGATCAATCCCGGAGCCGTTCTCCTCGTCAAATGCTTCTACAACAAAGGTCGGAACATTGGTTGTCAATATCCCTTCTGCCGGAGATAATAGCTGAATAGTCGGGGGGACTTCCTCTTGCACCGTCAACCGAAGCCCAGGGATATTCGTCCCATCCGTTGTGGTGGAAACGCCCTTGTCATTTGTCGCGGTTATTTCTGTATTGAAATATCCCCCTTCTTCATTGTGGGAGGTTTTGGCCGGAACAATGACAGTCTCATATTTCCTTGTTGTTTCATTAAATGTAAGAGTGTATTCCTGTCCATCGAACGTCGCTTTTACCGTAGTTATCGACATGAACTACACCTCCCCACTTTGAAACTCACCCGACACTCTGATCTCTTCTTGCTCTATCGTCTGCACATCAAGTACAATCACTTGGAGCAGCACGGAGTCTCCCACATTGGCAGTCGCTGGCGTAAACGTCGCTGAGATCACAATAGGAGACCACTCTTCTGCCATTTAGATCACCCCCAGATACCGGCCAAAAAGTCCATTCGTCTACTGTATATCCCAATATAAAATGACGCACCCGGAAGCTCCAGGCACACCTTCTTCTCCTTCTCCGGGGTAATTGTCGATCACAGTCCTGCTCCAGGAATTACCTTCCTCATCTGTGCCGCTCTCTTCACGTCTATTCCCTTTCACGCCCCCGGCGCCACCTTTTCCACCGTCTCCTGTATTTGCAGTCGGAAGTTGAACCCCGTCTCTTGCAAAGGCATCCCCCGACGCAATGTCTGTATAGTTAGGGTCAAAATTTTGTCCATCTGCGGCAGAATATGAGCCGAATTTTGTTATCCCACCAGATTCTCCAGGAGCGCCACCTTGACCGATCTCCACATTGAACACCTGATTGGGGTTAATTGTGATTGTTCCTGCCCAAACAAGGCCCCCCTGTCCGTCTGTTCCATCTGTACCGGCTTCATCCCAAGAACCATCGGTCCCGGTTCCTCCACCAGACCCACCATTTACAAGGATGGCACGTAATTTTAGAACTCCGTCCGGCGCTGTCCATGTCCCTGACGAAGTGATGATTTCCCGGTTCTGGAAAAGAAACGCACCGTCTGCCTGGAGCAAAACGCTTGTGCAATTAGATAGCACCCCACTCGAAAAAGAGAGGTCCTGCTGAATCCGACGCGCCGTCGTGGCATTGGATTCATCCAGCCAAATTGTATCAACGTCTCCAACTTCGGACGCCGGATTCCCACAGTTTGAAATTTCATATTGGTTTCCGCCAAAGGTAGACAACATAAGACGCGCAGCGGCAAGCGCCTGCTCCTTTGTTTTGATAAAGGGGTTGTCTACGGACTTTGTCTCACTTGATGAGGTTGAATTGCCAGAAATAACATATTTTGTGTCGTTCCCGTCATTTAAGGTGAAAATGATCGCAGCAACATCGGGATTTGCTTTCATTGTGGGATAGGAAATCAAATTTTCCAACGTAATCTTATCTCCTTGATCCCATAGAGGTTCGACAGCAAGTTTCCCTGTTTCTGCGTCTGCTCTTGGCCAAGTGGCAGAGGCCATACATACCCATAAAAGGAGGTCTCCACAGGTTACACCAGAAACGTCTTCCTCATTTGAAACGATCAACGCGGTATCCGCATAATTTGCGTCCACTGTATATCGGTTTTCAAAGTTCACTCCAAGCTGCGCCACGATAGCGGCGACCCAGCCTTCCAACGTCTCTGGCAAGGAATCTGGAACAATAAATTCTCTGGATTGCAGGAGGCCAATGATGTCTACCAGGTCCCATTGCATGGTCAATCCGTTATCGCTGGTCTTCCATCCTCCAGAATACTGATAAAACATCCCGACGCTCTTATACTCGTCCGTCCCGTCTGGGAGACGAATTCCCATAGAAACGTCTATGGCCTGTCGTTCTTCAATCGACTTAAAAACACCCGCTTTATTCCTTGGTTCAAATCGCCGGTCTAAATTATCCATCTTGATCGTACATGTTCCATACGGAAGGGATAAGCAAGAAATATCCCCCTGGTGTTTCAAGCTAAATTCCGCGATTACATTGCCATCCCATTCCTCATAGATGCCGGGGATGATCTCAACAACCCGCAGTCTTCTATATGGCAGAGACCACTTCGTAACAGTAACCCGAATGGCGTCTGGATTATTTACTGTAAACCCATCCACATTAATTTCCCGCTTTGTATTCCCCTTAAATTCTTTTATAAAATATGCTGTGCCTCCCTGTTTCACTTCAATTTTGAAGTCAACGGGATATCCGTCCCATACTGCGGTGGGGAAAACGACAGAACATGCCTGCAAAATTAAAACATTGGAAAATGTCTCTTCCACGTAAACTGGAGAAGAAAAGGTCCCGTCTTCCTTGGACAAAGAATCTCCAATAAATCCAACTTGGTCGCCCTCTGCTCTGGGAAAGAGATTGAATTCACCATTCAAAATAAACCGATTCCATTCCAACGTTGCATAAGGAACAATCTCAAATACATGGTCATGAACCTGCCCTGGGACGCTGAAATCGTCCTCTCCATTTGAGTTCACGACGCCAAATACAATATCCGGGCTGCTGATATCAATCACAGCCCGAAGGACAACGCGCCTGGCATCCCCATAAACCGCCAATTTATAGGTAGAAGAGCTGTCAATCATGCGGCCTCACCTCTCGTAACTCCAGGGAAAAATCCCCCCAAAGCGGCCTTGCGGTATCCCCATTTTCTCCCGGAAGCATCTGACTCCACATGAATTTAGGGTACGTAAAGGCCATGACAAGAAAGTTTGAATAAAGGAGTGTTCCAGAGGAATCCGGAGGCAAAAAACCACACGTAATTGCTTGTCTTTTTCCCTTTCGGCACACTGAAATCAATTTATTTTTCGTATCATCATCAAAAAAACCATACTGATATGTAATATGCCAGGCATTTCCTCTCAGTTGACGAACAATCCGACCTGTAATCATTTCCACATCAACAGACAACGCCTGTTCTTCCACCACATAGCCGCCCTTTATGCTTTCTGGCAAGATCATGTTATATCCAGTTGTGTCTAAAATAAGTTGTGTCATAACCTTCCTCACGTCGGGTTCAGAATGGGAGTTCCGTTTGCTTTTGCATACTTTGTCAATGGGTCAAACAGATATGTTGCCAGCTTCGTCCCATCCGGGAGAACAAGATTGAGTGTAATCGGCCCATTCTGTCCTGAATTTTGCACTGCGGAAGAGATTCCATTGATTATCCCCGCAGAGGATCTTCCAATACCAGAGTCAGAAAAACTAACTCTCGCCATATCAAGTGCGTTTACATCTCTGATAGCCGGTTCCGGGACCTCAACACTTCCCGCTTCTAAAAGCCGATTTGCCATGTTTGACATAGCATCAAGCGCAGATGGCATCCCCTTGTCAACTCCAACCGCAATACCCGCTGGGATCATCATACCCACAACATCTCGAAACGCTCTGGAAGGACTGTTTATCCCAAGGGCACTCTTAGCTGCATTCAGCAAGCTTTTTGCTTTATCACTTACCCAACCGGTTAAAGCACTCCACCCTCTTGATATTCCGTTTTTAATCCCATTCACAATGGCGCTTCCAATGTCTAAAAACGCATTGAACGCATTCGAAAAAACTCCTTTTATGTCTTCCCAAACGCCGCTAAAGAAATTTGTGATCCCATCCCATGCAGACTGAGCAGCTTCTTTTGCAGACTGGAATTTTTCACTAAAGAAATCTCGAACCGCAGAGAAAACACCTTTAATCCCTTCCCATACGGAAGAAAAGAAACTGGAAATTCCATCCCAGGCCGCCTCTGACGCCTGCCTCGCCTGCTGGAATCTTTCACTGAAAAATTCCTTAACGGCGGAAAAGGCACCTTTGATTCCTTCCCATACACCGGAAAAGAAGTCCTTCACCGTACTCCACGCAGCTACGATAGCGTCTTTGGCCGAAAGGAAAAATCCTTTAATTGCTTCCCAAATTGCGCCAACGGCATCTCGGAACCCTTCATTCGTTGTCCACAGGGTAACAATCGCGGTAACAAGAGAAACCACCAATGTAATGATCGCGCCAATTGGGTTGGCTTTCATTGCCACATTTAACCCTTGTTGTGCTGTTGTCGCCGCAACCGTCGCCGGGACAAACAAGCTGGTGAGAGAGGAAACAATCCCAGAGATCAAGGAGGTCACTTTCCAAGTAGCAAATGCCGCGCCAATTCCCGCAACCGCAGAAATGATTGTGGGGCCGTTATTCACAAAAAATCCCACAAACTGAGAGAACCCATTGACCAGAGAAGAAATATCAATCCCAGAAATAAAGTTTGCAATCTGGGGGGCAACCGCCGCCAAGGCCGGTGCAAATTCTGTTAAAAGCGCCGTTTTAACCTGAGAGACCGCGCCTCCAATCTGTGCCATTGCATCTTGCACTTGCTGCTGTGCAGACCTGGATTGTACCAACGCGTCATTGTTTCGATAAAATGCGTCACTGGCTTCATCATAGGTGCCCGCAAGGGTATCCATAATGAGTCGATTCCGCTCGCTCTCTGTGGTGCAAGCCGCCAATTTTTTATTGAAATCATCTTCGCTGATTCCTGCCCAATTAAGGGCATCAGCCAGAGACCCCGTTACTTGGCCTACTTTTGCTGTCTCGTTCGCAGATTCAATCAGACCTTCAATGGGAAGAGAGTCGCCGAAGGTCCCAAAAACTCCCGCTGCAATATCAGTCCAGGTAGCAATATCCTGCTCACTTCGAGCCAGCTTTGCCAGAAGCTGAGAGGCTTCCGTCGCTGTGTCAGTGTCGCCGAGAATACCATAAAACGCACTGTAAGCCTGCTGCGCTGCCCCAGCGCTCATCCCCGCAGCGTCAAAGGCAGTATTTAACTTGCCTTGCGCAATCCGATATTCTTCCGTCGTTTGATCTAAATTCCAAATTGCAGAAACTAAACCACTAAAGGCAGCAACCGCTTTTTGAATACCGTTTGAAATAAGGTCCGCAAGGACACCTTTTGCGACAGTAAAACCGTCAGACATTTTGGAGGCTGAATCTCCGGCCCCGCGAGCCTCGTTTGATAAATCATCTAATTCTGATTTTAGTGCCGCAGCCTTTTCTTCCGCCGCACTTAGTTCTTGGGCAAGGTTTTCTGTTTCTTCCGACGCGTACCCATTTTCTTTCGCAGATTTATTAAATGCATCTGTTAATTTCTCTACATCTGCTTTCGCGGCTGAATATTGACTTGCCAACAGCTTTATTTTGTTTTTTGTCGTCTCGGAACTTTTTGCGACCTCTTGAAACTTTTCGCTCAATCCCCGACTTTCTTTTGTTGCATCGCTAACTGCTTTTTTATACTCTTTTGTGTCCAGTGATATCTTTGCGTAAAGATCAAATAGGTTAATCGGTGCCACCTCCCATCTGAAATGGCACCGCTTAGCCCTTCTCCACAACCACTTATGTAGAGGAAATAAGTCTCAATCCGGTTTTTTCAATCACTTGCGCAACAATTTCTTCTCCCGTTTGCTCTTTTTGGGGATTGTCCTCGATAAATGAAATCCATCGTTTCTTGATATAGCTTCCCCCCGCATACTTGGCTGTATTTTCCCCAATTACACGCAAAGAATCTGTGATATAAATATCGTATAGTTCTTTTTTGATCGTATTTTTTATTAGTGTTGGAAGGACAGAAATATAAGAACTCCCGCTCATTTTGGGTACTGACAGCAGAGATAGAATTATTTTGTCTCTTCCTCCTGCTGCCACGATTTGAAAAAAATCAGGAGCTCCCGATCTTGAAACAACTCTCTAATCTGTTTGATCGTTGTTCCTACGTTCTGTTTCCCAATTTCCTCTGCCGAAGTTTCATTCAGTACAGCCAGAACTCCGAAAATATCCGCTCGATGCGCTTTCAGTAAAACCGGCGCCAATGCCGCACACTTTTGCGCCGCAAATGTGTACATTTCTGCGACACTCTTTCCTTTTGTATCAAATTTCTTACCCAATTCGTCCAGCAGTGCCTTGTCCCCTGTAATGTTTGCAACGTAAGGAGTCAGTTCGCACAGGACGTCCAATGCCCGATCTGTGGAAAGTTCAGAAATTTTCATCAAGACTCACCCGCTTCCGCTGTCCCAGCCTTAATATAAACCTCAAAAGGCACTCTGCTTTGTTCCGCAAGGGAGTAATGCCCTGTAAATTCAAACTCAAATTGTCCCTTTTCTTTGTTTCCGCTTTGCAGCTGGAATCCCCCTGTGGACAGGCCGTTCAACATATGAATTGCGACAAACCCACCATTTGTTGCCCCCGTCTTGTCTGAGTAATCTCCCACCCACCAAATGTCTTTGAAATCAGTCGTTAAAAGATCATTGCGTGGTTTAACAAGGGTTTTGTCCGATGTGTCAATATCCGCAATCCCAACCAACGTTTTTGCAAGGTTTACATCAACGGTCACGAACGTACCGGACATGGTAACCTCCCAGCTATCAAGACGCTTTAATTCAAGAACATTGACCGGGGCATTATCAATATCCTCTCCAAAGTCAGAGAATTCTGGCGTTGCAACAAAATTTACCCCGCCAGACGTTGCTCCAAGAATATCCTCTTCTTCCATAGTTCCAGTCCCTGGGGTAAAATCAGACAGCAAAATTCCAGCATTCAGCTGTAACTTCTGAAATGTAGTTTCCGGAATACGTGTAAATTTCATATATAGTTCACTCCCTTAATTTAGTGTGAAATATTCCGCAGTTATATTTATGTATCTTCTCTTAATAGCTGGATCTTCCTGGTATGTAAGACTCTGACACCAAGGTGACCCACGCTTGATCCAGATAAACCCACCATCACAGGGGATTTGTACACCTCCATAGCCGATGCGCTGAGAAAGTTCCCTTGCTTTGGCGTTGGGAATGGCCTCGTCCGTGGTGTGATACCAGAGGTTTACCGTCAGCCCTACCTCCCCGCCATCCCATGCGCTGGTGGTCAGGTCATAGGTCAACCAGGGAAATACGGCGTCCTCAGGCACAGCGGAAGAGGGATAGCCCGGTATGTTGAACGAGTTAAAAAAACTATGAAGCGCCGCCTCTTTAGTCATAAAGCTCCGGCCTCCTGCCATGCTTTAATCAACTTTGGGCCTTGTTTTGCAATCCAATCCACCATTTCCTCGTTCTGTGCCCATTCGCTGTTTTCAGCCAACCCACTTTCAAAAAGAAAAGCATGGATAATTTCGTGGCGGAGATTCTTTTGCTCTTGCAGTTCCAAATTGCCTTTGCTGCCCATCTCCCCGCGTTTATAGTTTTCGACAACAATTTCTTTTGTGGTTTCGTCGCAAAATCCGTCGCAATCTTTTAAGCGTGTCTCTTCTCCCTCTGGAATAAAGTGAACAGTGTAGTCCGTACCTAAAACGCTGATTTTGTCTAACGCTTCTCCGATTTTTGTAAAGGTCATTCAGGCAGTTCCTTTCGTTCCGCTGTGCAGTATTTCAGGGCAAAACTGGCGCTTTTCGGCGCCTCCGTTTCCTCTGGATTAGAGGTCACTCGGTAGGTCTTGCCCGTGGTCTTATCCTTGAAGTAGTCGTTGTATTCCAGCGGAAAGTCCCGGTCAACCAGGACGGAATAGATGCTTGTCACGCCCTCTTTTTCCGCTCTGCGGGCCTCCATGGAGGTATCCAGGTAGGGGTGGTTGACGAACTCCGCCCCTTCCTCCCAGGTGGTAGTCCAGCCGCCTTCATTGCCCGGTACACGCTTTTTCTCCATTAGTACACAAGATCGGGCGAACTCATCCAGTATGCTCATATAATACCTCCTATTCTCCGCCAAGTATTCAGGCGGCCCTTAAAAACATCCTGCCATCCCACAGCCACGCCACTTGTATTGGTAGCTTTGCTATACGAATAACCACCAAAACTCTCACTGGTATATGGGCCAGGGACGCCATTTTTCTCGTCCCAGGCAGCAATTTCATCTGCAAGAGAGATGACCGATTTCGGCACCGCCAGCGCCCACACAGCGCCATCAAATGTTTCCTCGGTCATGTCCTTTGCCGGGTATTGGTGGAGGCCATCATTAAAGACAGACCCCACCACCCGGAAATACTGCCCTGTTTGCAGGAAGGGCAGCGTAATGCCGCCGTCCTGCACGGTGAACTCTCCGGAGTGAATGCCATCAGGCACCAAAAACCAGTTGTTCAGGTGTTGCAAAACTTGCTCCAGCATCACGCCGCCCTCCTTTTATTGCTTTGCCCGGGCTTTCGTTTTGGCTTGCGGTTCAAACGTTGCCCCTGTAAAGGTAAATTTCACCACGCTGGAATCATCAACAAGAATCTCGAAGGTGTCATCCTTGGCCACCCGGAAGACAATATCTGCGTCAAACGGGATGTTTTCCTTTGTGGGAGAACCGTTTTTCTTGAAGGTCATTTTGGTTCCTGTCTTGGTCAGATGGAACGGGAAGTAATACCCGCTCTGCTCGTCCGGCTCGCTGCTGAACTCCGTATAATCAGAAACATGATGAAATGTTCCAATCACAGATCCGTCAGCCTTTACCGCCAGATCATCGCCGACTAAATCAGAAACCTGCTTCCCCAATAGGGTCTGACTGCTGGGGAATAGCGTTAAGATGTCAGACCCAATTAACCCCCCGGCGATACAGTAATTTTGGCAATGCCATCCAAATACTCAGCCCACAGTTTCATGCCCATAATGGCGTAGCTCTCGCCAACAGCGGTGCTGTAGTTCCCCTGAGCGTGGAAGCCGATCAGGTTGGTTTCACCCTGCACGGTGTAATTCAGCCCGAGCCGCGCAAACTCGCTGTCGCCAGGATCTGCATAATAAAGATCAATGTTTTCAACGGGAGTAGCGATTACAGTGTTCCGCGCAATGGCGGTATTACCAGAAACGGTAGCGGGAAGCAGGAACAGGGTGGAATATCCCATAAAGTCCTTGACGTAGTTGATGCCAAACTGGGTCTGCACAGTGATGTCCGCCGCGCCCAGGTAATCGTAAGCATCCAGGATATTCGCAAATCCGACGACAGAGGTCACGTCCTTTGCCATGCCTGCGAATTTATTCAGCACCTCGCCTTGGGCCTTTGCAAGTGCGGCCTGCCAAGTGGTGGCGGTTCCCTTCAAAGAACCAGTGTTCAGGAAGGTGTAGAAATCACCCAGCACCACGTTTTGCAATTTGGTCAGGAAAGCGTCGTCGCTCTTTTCCACGGCAATTTCCGCACCATACTTGTCCACGTCCTCGATGGGGACTGCCTTGGCATACTTCTTGATGGTCAAGTCAGCCTTTGTCGCCTGAGTAATGGTGGCCTTGCTGTACGGGATCACATTACCGGGGTCAACGTCACCATCCTCCAACGTAACGTCAGCCGTGTAAGAGATTAGCTGCGTGCCAGGGGTCTTTCGGATGGGCCGCATGATGCCCAGAATGGTGCGAAGCGCATCCCAGTTATCGTTAAACCGGGAAACAAAGTCCACCTCGCGGGCGGTAACGCTGGTATAGGTATTGGGGAGAGAATCCCTCGGATTAGTCAGGCTTTCAACTTTTGTAGCAGCCATTTAATTCAGTCCTTTCATGTAATTTGGTTTTCCATGAGCGCCTTTTGACGCTCTGCGGCAGACATGACATACCGTCCATGATCGTCCTTTTTGTAAATGTCCGCCTTGGTCATCGCACTCCCGCCGCTATTTACAGGAGGTGCAGCAGTCTGTGCTCCCTGGATTGTTGTGGTTTGGATGAAATCCGCCCACTCGCTTTTAATACTCTCTGTGATCTTGTCTGCGCCTTTGATTGCACCTTTTTCATCTATCTCCACGCTGTCCACATCGGACACACGGAGCACGGTGTCAAGCCGCTTTTCGCTTACCCCGGCCTGCTTCAGAAGCTCCCGATACGCTTTTTCCTTGGCGGCTCTGGTCGCCTTCTTTGTTTGTTCGCTCTTGTAGCTCTCAAATTCCTCTTTGATGGCCTCGTATTTAACCTTCCAACTGTCCTTCTTTCCAGCCTCAAGGTCATTCTGCGCTTTTTCGAGCTGCCGCTGTACCTCGGGCAGTGTTTCCGCATCGGCCTTATACTTTGCCACATCGGCTTTCAGGCCCTCCACGGTTTCGGTGTGCATATTGATGATCTCGTCGATTTTCTCGTCCTCAATGCCCATAGCCTTGAGGGCGCGTCTGGTGAGTGCCATAATCAGTCTCCTTTTCTTCGGCCCCAGTGCTTCGGGGGCGACTGTGATATAAAAACCGCTGTCCTCTGCGGTGTTTACCAAAAAGAAAAAGGAGCCAATTTACAAGAAATTCTTGCAAATCAGCTCCACTTAGCCCTTCTGCCTAAACGCTTATAGACAGGAACAATATTCAATTGCTATGTATTTATTTTATCATTTTTCTTTTGTAAAATCAATCAAATCTTCTTTTATTGTTCCAATTACTTCTCGCCTAACCCGAACAATTCTTACTCCATCCTTGACAGGTCTAAATTCAACGCATTCTTTGTTATACAAAGCGGAATTTATTTTTTTAATTGTTTTTTCATCCATTCTTCATCTCATCCTCAATAATATTTCGGTAGGTTTGGGCGTGGTCAGCCACCGCCGGTTTCAAAAACGGCTGCGCCGGGTTACCTGCTGTCCAGTGCCAGTTGCCCTCGGCGTCCTGATAGACCCATGGTGTGGGGCGGCCACCCTCGGCGTATTTGCCGGTGCCCAGCTCCACATAAGTGGCATACTCTACGTTACTTCCGATGTAAACAGCGCTTTCACCATCGTCCACTTGATGGGTGATGCTGTTGCGAAGGTTGCCAGTGTCAACAGGAGCCAGGTCTTTGGCATATCCTTCCGCCTGTTCCCCGCACCGCTCCAATGCCTGTACAACAGCATCGTGCATAGCCTCCAACACATCGGCGCTATAATCGTTGAACACCACACCGCCCAAATCTTTAGCCACGGCTTTTCACCCACCTCTCCCATTGCTCATAGGTCATTTCTTCCACGACCACATTCTTGCCCGTCTTAGGGTCGCGCACACGCATTTTGCGCGGCTCCGCTTCGATGCCCGGCGCTTCTACCGTTCGCATGGTACAGCGACAATTATAAACATTAGCCGGTTTTGCCCTCGGGTCTCCTGGATAGCGTATCTTCCCCAGTTCGGAGGTAAACGGCTCATCCCACGCCACCGTTTGCCCGTCCAATTTTTGGTGAGCGTGTCGGGTGCGCCCGTCCTTGATTGCGACCCAGCGTTTTCTAACCTTAATGCCTATATCGGAGGCGGCCTTATAACTGTCCATCCTCCCGCCGTTCTGGGCGCTCGTGATAGCCGTTCTCGCCGCTCTCACGGCGCTGGCCCGGTTCATTTCAGTCACACGGGCTTGCAGGTCGGTGGCAATCTTCCCCACGCCCTTTCCCTGCAAAAGCCCACTGGTGACGGACTTTGTAACCTGCTTTTTGCCCCACTTGAGGTCAATGCCCCGATTGAGGGCTTTTTTCTTTGGGTAATACGGCATCAAGTCAGGCTCTTCCACAATGAGCCGCCGCACGGTGGATTCATCCCACAGGGTAAATCCCACATTCCCAGCCACTCTCTCAATGGTGTAAGCGGCATAGTTGCGGTTAAGGGAATAGATGCCAGATGTTGCATCGTTCACATAGGCAATCGCTACCTCATTAGCCTTAGTCATACGCTCAGCGATTTTTTCCCGCAGGTCTTGATACCGTTCTCCCCGTCCGATCTGGTTGAGCCGCCATTGCTTATAGTACTGCTCCGTCCAGACTTTGCCATTTATCTCCGTGCCGATCAGGGCTTTCATTTCCTCGTCTCGCTCACGGAACCGCTCAAAGTAAATTTTGATAGCGTCGGAAAGCTCGTCCCGCGCCTCTCGGTAGACTTTGGCAATACGCTTTTCCAGCGCGGCCAGTTCCTTTTCGGTCAGACGATGGGCTTCATCAGGCTTCGGCATCCTCCGTCACCTCGGTTTCCTCTTCCACCTCCGGTGGGAATGTTTCTTCTTCCAACCGCTCTGTTTCCTCCTCCGCCTTGCGCTCCATCAGCGCGTCGTATTGGTCGGCGTCGCCGTTGATGGTCAGCAGCTTTTTTGTAATATATTCGTCGTCGTAATACTCCGCGCCCATGAGGATGGTCTGCGTCTCTTCGGCCCGGTTAATGATACGGCTACGAGTGTAGGATGGTTCATCGTCAATGCCCGCCAAGGCCAGAATCCCAAGAATAAATTCTGTTACGCTGGCCTCAAAGTCATCTACCTTGAGATCAAGAGGCGTGTAGCTGGCGGCAATGGCCGTGGCCGTTTGGTTGCCAGCTGATACCGCCGAGCTGTCAAACGCCTGGAAATCTTCGTATAGCTTACGTTTGAGCATGTCGATGGTCGCCTCAGTACCGCTGAACGGCGCTTCAATGGTGTGCGGTTCGGCTGTTGCTCCCTCGTCCCCCTCAACTCCGGCGTGAACGATATGCGTCGTGCGCACTTTGTCCAAGAACTTTGCGTCATCCATATCCTCCATACCACCGCAGTTAGTCAGCACCCAATAGATCAGATTCCCTTCATCGACATTGTTGACCATGTTGGAGGTACAGAGGTCGAGCGCATCCACAGTATTTCTCTTTCCGGTCAATTCTGAGAGAGCATCTTCACCATTTTTTAGTGGCACAATTGGGAATGACGGGTAATTCTCGCCGTCGTAGATTTCCGTCCCATCCGCCTCAGTGCTACGCAAATGCAGGATATAAAACCGCTTCTCTTTTTTGACTGTCATATCTTCACCGCTGCGCTGGACGTAGTCCGTGTATCCATCCACCTCGTACAGTGTAGCCCGGAGCGGCTTATCATCAGCTAACCGCCAGAACCGGACGCCCGCCATGAGTGCGCCATTTTCCTCATCGTAAAGAGGAACAAACTCCCGCAGTTTGAACACATCCACATGATCGAGATTCCAAAAACCAAATGAAACGCCAGCAATCAGGGCATATTTCCCGGCTCTGACTATTTCCAAGTCAAACTTCTTGCCCAGCTTGTCCTTTGTTGCATCATTCTGAAATGTCACACCATTGCCCAAGAGATAGGAAACCTCTTGCCGCACATCAAGGCCAAAAAAGCTGCTTGCGATCTTGTGGTTTGCTGTGTACATATCCCTATGAGCATGACCCTGCATATCGTATATAATTTTCTCGTAGCGATTGATGGTCGGATTCTCTCCCTTAAAGTATAGTTCAGCATCTACCGCCATTTTATAGGCCTCGCTGCCTTTGTGCTCATTGATCGCCTGCTGGATAAAATCCATCCGGGCTTTTTCATCTTTTCCCACGGCAAGTAAATCCTGATATGTAAGCAAAAAATCACCTCTCCCACAGTGGGATATATTGCTGTTGTCCCGCCTTGCGCACCTTATGCCGAAGAATGGTCATTGTGAAGTAACGTATATCATCCATGGCGTGGTCGTTCTCCTTGATCGGCTTGTCCTCCGTGGATTTTTCATCCCAGCGATACAAGCCGAACTCCCGGATCGCGTCTTTGCAGCTCCGATATACCTTGATCGTCCCGTCTTGGATATATCGGGCCGTAGTAGCAATCCCCGGAATCACATCATTGACTGCCTTTTGTACCCTGAACCTCTTGTGCCGCCGGATGACCTCAATAAACGATGCTGCCGACGGGTCAATGACAACGGACTTCACTGGCAAATCACCAGCCAGCTTTTCCAGTTCAATATAATATTCCTCGTCGGTCTTGTTACTGCGTTCATCCCGCCCCGAGTAGTAGTATTCCCGCACCCGCGTAGCCACCTTGCCATTCCAGCACCACAGTCCAGCGGAAAATGGGTTTAATGTGCCATAGTCACAGGACATATAATACTCACCACTCTCCGGCACCTCGTCCGTAATGTTTCTCTCATCAAACATAGGATACACCAGCCCCTCCGCCACAACCCACAACCCTCTAATGAACCGATCATAAAACACACCGGAGAACATGGACTCATACTGCTCAATGACCTTCTCCGTCAGCCCTGGGTTATCTCGCATGGTGAAGTGGAGATACAACGCATTTCTTTCATCATGCTTCTTAATCCATTCCAGATAAAACCAATGCTGCGGGCTTTCTGGGTTGCAGGAGAACCATTTCTTGTTCCCATCCACAGAACAACGCGCCAGGGCCTGTTCCACGAAGGAACGGGGCATAAGCGCAACCTCATCCAATAGAACACCTGCCAGCGTTCGCCCTTGAATGAGCGCCGCGCTGCTTTCATCCTTGCCGCCAAACACCTCAAACCAATTTGTCGTAGTTCCCCGGCGCACCTCAAGTATCTTCTCTGACCGGCGCCAGCGCATGGTATACTTTTCTTTTGCCAGTGTCATAGCTGTGAAAGGGACAATAATATTCTTTGAGCATGAATCAACGGTTTTCCCGCAAATACCAAACCGCTGACCAGAAAAGTTTTCCATGGCCCAGCGAACAAACGCCCACATCATGATAGAGGTTTTGCCCGATCGGACTGCACCGTGACAGATAATGGCATCATATTTGGAGTATGGGAATGCAAGGATTTTCTTTTGTTGTGGACTAATCATCGCTTTCCAACTCCTTTGCCATCTCTCGCAAGCTCTGGCTCAAACCATCTTCCTTTGCATCATTCCCAGGACCACCGCCAAAGGCTGTGAATTTATCAATCAGTGTCCCAAGCGCTGTCGTAACCTCTGCGGCGCTGCGCGCATTCTGAATCTTCTCTGGAAGAACGGAAAGTCCTACCTCAATAATATCGCATACTGCTTGCCTGCGACTTTCCATGTAGGCCAGGATATCGGCGGTATTTTCTTCCTTTTTCTGTTCTAACTTTTCCTCAATGTCTCCCACCTTGTCCAAAACTTTTCTCACTGTTTCCCACGAGACGCCGTTTCGTTTGGCAGTGAAATTGACCGACTGGCATTCCAGATAATCAGCCACTATTTTCTTTTTCTGCTTATCCGTCAACCGTGCAGCCATAACTAACCTCATCAATAAAAATCTATTTTTGGTGGTTCCTCTTGGAATCGAACCAAGGCCCGGCAGTTATGAGCTGCCTGCTCGACCTTCGAGCTAAAGAACCGGATACCCCTTGCGGGGTATGTTGCGGGTTTTGTCAGGCTTTCCGCAGGCCTGTTTACACTTCCGCACGCACCTTCTCTGAAATGGTCTGCGTCTCCAACCACAGGTTTCAGAGAAATGGCGAATGGCGCGTGCTTCGGTTCACTTTGCGGCCGCAAAGCAATTTGCTGATTCGATGGGAGCACAATCTCCTTCCATCAAATTTCCCCAGCTGGGAATGGTCACCCGTTTTGGAGTTGCACCAAAATCCGCTCTGGCCGGGTGATAGGGAGACGAGAACAAGGCTCTCGCTCCCAAAGAAAAAGGAGGTACGCCCGATATTGAGACCGCCTCGGAGCCGGGCGAAGGAGGAAGAAAATCTTCTGTTTTATACATAGCGGCAAAGAAAATAAATTTTCTTTGCCTGCGTATGTATAAAACCATTTTCTGTCTAAATTATATCGCAGCCCTCCATTTCGGTCAAATTGTTAGACGATCTTAACACTTTGTTTACAATTTCAGTTTTGTTTCTATGTACGTAATTCCAACCGCATACGCCGCCCATACATCGGCAGAGAACCCATAGAACCAATCTGGGTTCTTTTTGGTTCCCTTCCCGTTTTTTAGATCATGGGTTGCAAATCGATCAATCAGTGCGCGGCGAATATTGCCATCCTTGGCCCTGCTGTCATGGCAGAGATGGAGTTTTTCATCCTGGCGGTATATGTAGTCCACTGGCTTCTGTGCTGCTTGCGTGAATCTCCCCACCCATTCGCAGGTTTCAAAAACATTGCGTCCAACCGGCATGCCGTAGCTTGCCAAGCGTTCAATGACCACAAGATCATACTTCTCCAACTGGAGCACCAAAAGGACCTCGGCATTTTCTGCTTTGCCAAACCGCAGCGGACGTAAATCTTCGCTGTCTATGAAGCAATAGGCGCTCTGCTTGTCCCCTGGGTCAATCGCTAAGATTGTCATTCATTGCCCTCATGCTGTCCGCCCTCCCCGTCGTGGACTTTCTTTTTCATCTCTTTTGCGGCTCCTTCGCCTACACCAAGAGCATACGAATAAATCATCCAGCAAACGAAGCTTCCTACCCAGCAGAAAACCAAAACAGGCATCGGGACTATAAACCATCCGTTTGCTTTGACAATAGACAGGATGATGCCCAGAAAAAGAAGCAGTTTAATCATCATCGTAGCCCTCCCCGTCGTGGATGGAGCCGATGACCTCAATTCCGCTCGTTGACAGATGTATATTTACGCCCATGCTTTCAGCGCCATTCAACCAAACACAAAATCTATTCCACTCTTGGTCATAGCATACAGGGGATTCTTTTTGTTCGCCGTTCCAGTTCGCCCAATGGATGATATCCCCCTCAAAAATCTTCATTCCGTTCTTATCAGTTATTCCGGTGTACTCGCAGACCGTGGAGGGGTCAACCTCAACTTCATCGTACTCGTGGAGGTTATCAATCCAGCCGAAAAACGTAATTAGACTACCATCATGGGCGCACTGGCATTTCCCTTGCCTTTTTAAGGTGCAATCAGCACGGTCATATACCGGATATCCTTCCACCCATTCGCCATTATCCAGCCGCTTAGCTTTGAAAAGGATCTCTCTCATTCTGCGCCTCCGATGATCTCAATTAAATCAAACTCATTGCTCGGACGAATAGATGGGAAAAATTTATTTGGAAAATCATTTTTCGCTCTGTTTCCTACTTTCCACCATAGTTGTCCATTCTCATAACGTCCAAAAACAATGTCTTTTCTCTCATATAAACTCAAAATAAGCTCTGCTATCACTATCTCTTCTTCCGTCCAGCGGGGCTTGCGGATGATGTAATCAGCGTTGTTGATAATGTAACAAAGTTCGCTGGAGGTTACTTCTCCACCACGTGCATTTCTGATTTCTCCATTTGCACCGACAAAATAAGTTTTCGGCTCGTCAAATGGGAAGTCGTTAAACTGGAAGTTCTGGTTTACCTCCACCCCCAGCACCTCGCAAATTCTTGGCTTGCCCATGCGAGCGCCATAAGAGCAATAGTCCGTTTCGGTAATTTCCATTCCGGACGCTGGGCAAATCAGAAATCCCTTCTTGTTGATTTTTGCGTCCTGGTAATATTGGCAATCTTTACAGCGTACCACCTCCACCACATCAGGCCCTAGGTCAATATCAATCGGTCCGTGGTTCATATGCTCGTTGCACTTGGCCATCGCCTTAAAAGCTGGGATGTGTATTTTCATTTTTAATCCTCCTTGTCCATGGGAGCGCCGCAGTTGGGGCAAATCGCAGTATTTACGATGTATACTGACCTAACATGACAAACACTGCAAGTTCCACACATACAACTTTTAATTAGTCTATTTGGCCCTAAAAACTCCCATCTCCCGTGCCTCACCTCCGCAACGTCGGCGGCGGGCTCTTTCAGAACAATATCAAACGTTGACCCAGGAAGGACATCAGCTCGTCTTGTTTCATCATACCCAAGATTTTTTAAGAGCTGTGCCCTCTCAATGTACTCCTTCATTCCTTTTCCCTCCGTAGTGCGGCCTAGGCCTCCTCGCGGGTCAAAATCTCAAATGACCACAGAGCGCAGTAATCATCTGTTCCCGCGTGACCACACCTGTACATCCATTCGGGCTTTTCGCCAAGGAGATGGAGTTCTGCCGTTCTAACCTCCCAGGCATCGCCAAAGCGGTCATAAATTGCATCGCCTATGGTGTACTTCGAGATTTTCCCCTCCCTGTCCGCCTGGGCCAGTTCGCGGAGGCGGTCAGGCGTAACGCCCAGAAGCTGGCCTGTCCGTTTTAGCAGTGCGTCCTCGGTGAATGCTCTCTTAAAGTCCTCCGGCGCCAGCTCCGTTTCCTCATAAGCAGCAAGGCGGTCAAGGATTTTACTATCTATCTGACAATCCCCACCCATTTTCCTGCAATCATCTCTTGCCATATTGCATGTAAGTTCTCCATTGCCAAGCCTATGAGTTAATCTTTCCATATGCTTCTTTAGATGACCCAACTCCATTCCAAGCCGTAAAATTTCAGCGTCTTTTGTACGAGCAAAATCTAAAGATTCACGAGCTTGAGACATCTCGGCCCACAGCTTCTCATTTTCGGCCTGGAGCGTGGAGAGGGCATCGGCGGCTTCATCTTTCATTACAGTCTCCTTTCGGCTCATCGTAAAATTTGTGGCTCAGCTTATCAAGGTACGTTGCACCCTTCTCAATCGCCCTTGCCATTTTTCAACATCTCCTTATCCATGCGTGGCTTTCCCTTTGTGGGGATTGCTTGCGTTAGCGATAAAAACATCCATAATAAGCGGAAGACGATTATGCTTTACTTCACCGTTTTCGTCGATATAAAAGTTTTTCATACTCCAGCGTTGGAGTTCTCGCCCAAATGGGTAGTCTACAACTATGTCTTGCCCAATTAAGGCTATAAATTCATTCTTTGTCATCTTTCAACGCCTCCAATCTCTCCATCACCATCTGCACAGCCTCGTTCGTCATGGGAGCACCACATTTCGGACAAAAATGGTTATATTTTCTGTAATTCTTTAATACTCTATCATCTCCATGTGCATCAATTTTCTTGCATCTTGAGCACCTTATACTTCCGTATTTCGCATCCGTAAACTCACTCTGTTCAAATTCCCATTCGCCCATCCACACCTTCTCCACCCGCTCCCGGCTGATGGGGCGGAGGGCGGAGATGGCGGCTTCCTGCCATGCGTTCACCCATTCTGACAATGTTTCGGTTTCGATGTGTTCGCAAATCTCGTTGACGTTCACATCAGCAATCAAATCTTTTAGGCTCACTCCATCCCCTCCTGCGTCATCTCTGTTCTTCCCCCCCGGCCTAAATATCACAACCATGCACGGAAACGGTGCATTCCATTTGGCGCCGCCAAATTTTAGTCGGCCGGGCACAAACCGGATCTCTGCCTGGTGATAGATGTACCGGTGAAACCACTGCGTATCCGTTCTGGCTGGCAGCAGCATCACGACCGTGGCACCTTCTGAAACGCTGGCAACCGCTTTTTCGACCCATTTCCCGATCTTCCGTCCATAAGGAGGATTGCACCATACAACACCGGTCCAGATCTGAGACAATCCGTCTTGCTCTGGGGTGTAGTACCTTTCACACTTCGCATTCCACGGCAGAGCGCATGCGTCCAGGGAAAAACAAAACTCTGCATTGAGTTGGTCAAAAAATGCTTGCGGTGTTTCCCAGAGATCCGTTGTGCTGGTAAACATTCCTTTTGTGATACTCAATCTTTCCCCCCCAGCGTCGCCAATTCCCCGCCGCAAGCTGCGTAGCGCCATTCGTACCCGGCTGTTCTTTTCCTTCGACCTTTCAGCACTGCGCAAATATTTGATGAATCAGCCCCTATACTTTCTGCCGCGTCTTTAGTTGAACTATACTTTCTAACAACAACTCCATTCTGCAAGCACTCAACCGGAATAGACAATTTAGATGCAATTTTCTTTCTACTCTCTTTCGATAGAGACCGCCCAAGCAACTGTTTTCGCACTCGATCATATTCTGACGGATTTTTCTCAAAGTGCGCTTTCATGGATTCACTCATTTTCCTTCTTGCTTGCCCATAATTTACATTATACTTCGTCGTGCACCATTCTAAATTCCTAACATTATTGTTAGATTTGTTTTCGTCTATATGGTTTATAATCGGAAAATTATTGGGATTCTCTATAAATGCCTCAGCAACAAGCCTGTGGACAAAAAAATTTTTCCATTTCCCATCATCGTACAGCCTAACCTTTACGTAGCCTCCATGCCCTTTCTTTATCGGCTTTAACTCCTTTGTTTTCCCGCGCTTCTTCGAGAAAACTTTTCCGTCTTCGGAAACGAAGTAATCTTTCCCATAATCAATCTTTTTCATATTCCCCACCTACATCGGTTTCTCTTGTCGCTATTTCTCCTCCGCAGCAACCGTATCCGACCAAATCAATCCAGCTATCAATGTGCTCAGGGTTTACAGATGCCCGGGCAATCTTGAGCAAGGCCATCATGGCCGCCACATCCTCCGGGTCTAACTGCACATGGACCCCAGCGGCAACACACTTCGCACTGAGGTAGGTGTGCCAAAATTCCGCAATCAAACGGAAGCTATTTTCTGGAATTCCATAATCCTGCTCCCGATCTCCACACACGCACTTCTCCGCAGCGGCGAGAATTTCTTTTCTTGTCATGGGGTCTCCTCCTTCTTCTTCGCTGGCTTTCCATACCGCTTAGCGATATAGCACTTTCTGCTGCAATAAATTTCGTTTTTAGCGATCGCAAGGAATTTCGTCTTGCACACCGGGCAGGTTTTGATCTCGCTCTTTTTTTCTCTCACCTTGCTTCCCTCCGTGCAAATATGCTACCCGCTTATCAATGCAAGCCTGGCATAATTTCTTCCCCGGCACAACATCGGGAGATTTGCAGAAAAAACAGGTTTCTCCACTCAGCGCCATTTCCCAAGTCCTTTGACCCTCTTGATTTCGTTTTTCTCGCTCACGGTTCCTATGCTTTATGCGACACCGCTCACAGAGGGAATGCCCGTCATTAGGTTTTTTCTTGTAGCAATTCGGGCAAATGTTTTCTTCGACCATTTTTGCATACCGCTTTCGGCTTTCTTCCCTCATTTTTTCTGCGTATTCTGGTTTGCTTCTTTTGTTTTCGCTCCAACGCCTTGACTTTTGATTGCAATATTCACACATCGCTCTCCCAGCCATTGTGTAGGCGTCTTCTCTTCCGCAGATAGTGCATAGGCCGCTCTCCCGTCTGACCTTTCTACGCCGCCTTTCAAATTCTCTATCTGCTTCTGTATGCGTTCCCATATTCAATCACCACCAGACAATTCCTGATAGATCCGGCTGGCCACCACATCCCGGCTGCCCTGGTACTTTCCGTGATACTGGCTTAAAATCTCGCCGGTGGTGGTCTGATAATAAATTTGGCAAATCTCCATGCCGGGGTACACCCGCACCGGCTGCACGCAGGTCAGTTCCAGGGTCCAGTTCCCAGAAAAGCCCACATCGCCAAACCCGGCGGTCACGTGGACAAAGATGCCCAAGCGTCCAATGGAGGACCGGCCCACCAGCATGGGGACCAGATTGTGGGTCTCGGTATATTCCATGGTTTTTGCCAGGTAGAGCCGCCCAGGGTGCAGCACCAGGCCCTCCTCTGGGATCATCAGCCGCCCCGTCCGGTTGTCCTGCTTGGGGTCCAGGACAGCCTCCTTGTAGGCCATCAGCTCGGGGGACAGCCGCAGGTTGTAGCTATTTGGCCCCAGCCGGGTCTCATCCCAATCGCTGATGATGATGTTGCCCGCCTCCCGTTGGAGTTTGATTTCATTGCCCGTTAGAATCATGTCGTCTCCTCCAGTTTTATCTGTTCTGGTTTGAATGCGCTGTCTTTGATGTCCACATAACGCACGGTCCCGTATTTCTCCAGGTCACAGGCAATCGCCTCCCGCGTCCCTTCGGGATTCTCAAGGCTGGACGGAATGGGCCGCAGCTTTACGGTGATCTCCCACATGGCTCAAAGCTCCAATAGGCGGCAGAGGGTTCCCTCTACCCGGGCCATGGCATGCCGCGAGAGATAGTCCTTTCTGCGCTGTAAGCTGCGCTCTGGCAGCGATTTGACGTGCTCCAGGACAGCCACATAGGTTTTGCCTTGGACACTCTCCACGGCGATATGGGACGCCGCCGCGTAGCGTTCCCGGGACACCAAGGGCGCCGCCACCACGCATCCGGTTTCCCGGTTGTTCTCGGCGGAGGAGAGGATCAGCACCGGTCTGCCGTAGTCCTTCTTTCCGCCTCGGTATCGGTCGGTTATGTAAATTTCGCCTTTGTGAATCATGTCTGCCTCCTTGCTGTGCGCCAGTTCCTTGCTCTGGAACAGTCCATGTAATATCCGCCTGCCATCTCAAACAGCCTTGAGCCGATGGCCTCATCCCCTCGGAGAATCGCCTCCAGCGTGTTCTCGCTGGAAAGGATGGTGGGCTTTTTGCTGATGTATCGCGCGTTAATCAGCTCGAATGCCAGGTGAACATCCGCCGGCCGAATTTCCCCCTTCCAGAAGTCATCCAGAT